GGCGTAAACCTTACGCCGGACCACCGTTCCGCCGACCAGACTCTGCATATCTTCCGCCATCCCGGTGACCATACCGTGCAGATTAGAGACTTTCAGCGTTGGCCTTGCACTGGCTCCTTTGCCGTTCATCTCAAATCCACTTCCCTGAATGGGATAGGCCTGATACTGCCGCCCCTGCCAGGTGACTGGTTCACCTTTTTCGTTCTGCTCATTACAGAAGAAATAACGATCTCCGCCGACCTCTGTCAGATCAATTTCCCAGAGCACGACCAGCGCGGATTGCTCCGTTTTAGTGCACTCATTGAGTGTTTCCTGCTGTATATCCTGCATCAGTGAGTGACCTCTTCAAAGGTACAGTTAAAATCGGTATACATGGCATTATCCGAAATGCTCCACTCCCTGCAGACAACCCGGACAGTCCTGTTGTGTTTTGGCGGACGCCACAAAAAAGCACGAACCCCGGCATGACGGGATAAAAAACTGTCCAGCGCGGCACGGGAATATTCATCCGTGACACGAAATACCGGTTTAAACGTTTTCAGATCTGCATTCAGACCACCAGCCCGTCGCTGTTCATATCCGTCACCGAACTTTACCGTAATAACAGATGGCTTTCGTGTCGTCTCCATCCCCTCGCGGGGGATCCAGTTAAAAACTTCAGACTCAGGCACTGCATAATCCTCCGTCCCGACGTGATGACTGCATAATTGACACAACCCTGCTGTCGATCAGATCCACCAGTCCCCTGGCTGAGCGCGCATCTATCTCGCCATTGCTCCCTTGATTCTGAATGCTGATGTGATACACGGGAGAATAAACAAATCCACCGCCACCATTCACATTTCCAATGGCCCTGACCCCAAGAGAGCCGTCCGCTGCCCGTGTCAGTGGCATGATTGCTTCAGGCCCGGCCTCGCCCATCAGCCCGGCACCTTTCGCAAAAGCAAAATACGTCGGGGTATCCACAATGGTGTTACTGTAAGCACTCAGATTTGCCGATGTATAAACACCACCTTTTGCGTTTGCCACTGCACCGGAAAGCCAGTCGCCGACTGTACCAAGCCATCCTCCGGCACCGGACATGCTTTTGGAAAGTGACTTCAGCCCGTTAACGATGGCAGCGTTCATCAGAATTTTTGAAACTTCCTGGAGAATTGAACTCCCCCAGTTTCTCCAGTCCACAACATTTCCGGCCAGTGCATCGGAAATATTTGATACCAGCCCGTCCATAGTGGAAACGACAGCATCTGCCGCCTGCGAAGCATAATCGGTGGCACTGTCTGCCCAGTTCGTCAGTCCCTCCTGGAGTCCGGCATTCCAGTTACTGCGTAAAGCATCAGCCTTTGCATAATAATCCTGCTGATCGCTGAGACGCTCTTCCAGATATTTTTCATTCAGAGATTTTTCCTGTTTCCACAGGGCTTCTTCAATTTCTCCGGCCTGATACTGTCTCAGTAGCTCGTTATTTTTCTGCTCAAACTCCTGCCGGATGCTCCACATTTCCTGAAGTCGTTCACGCATCCGTGAGCCTTCACCATATCCCAGTAACTGAGCCTCATTTGATGCTCTGACACTGGCATTACTGTCCGCCAGACTGCTCTCATACGCAGCAAGCTGCTCACGAATCTTTTTCTGGTCGATGAGTGCTGCATTCTGCAAAAGCGTTTTTTTCTGCGCTTCTGACAGGGTTGATAATTCGCCCTGGCTGACCTGATATTTCATCTTAGCCAGTTCAGTATTCTGCCCTGCCAGTGCTATTTGCTCTTTTTGCTGTTTAATCAGTTGCTTATAAGTATCTTCTATTTTTTCCGCTTCGGTCTTTTTATGCGCTTTGGGTTTATTTGCCTGGTTATTTCGCCATGCATCCAGTGAGTTATTTATATAATTCAGTCTTGCTGTCTGATACGCCTCTCCCACAAAGCCGAGATCATCCGCAGCATAACCCAGGCGGGCACGCTCACGAGCTTCCCCCTTCAGGCGGGACAGAGCCAGTTCGCGCTCGCTGTTATTCAGTGCGGTCTGCTGTTTATCATCCAGGGTTGCCTGTGGTAGCCGTAACGGTACATTCACCAGCCCCTGTCGCTGCTGAAGTAATTCATTACCGAGCCCGAGAAGGCGATTAAACTCGGTATGCTGCCCATTCATGATCAACAGGGACTGATACGCTTTGTTTTGTTCCGCTGCCTGTTGACGGATCAACGCCACCCGTCGCTCCTCCAGCCCGGCAAGCACATCCTGAATGGATTGCGCTTTGCCCTGCATTTGAGTGAGGCGAGACTGTTCAACTGCCAGTTGATTTGTTGCTTCTGCAAGCCCTTCTGTGACAGTTTTTACCGACGTCATGTGGTTAATCATAAAACCGTTATCGGTTGTCCAGCCCGGGTTTGCCAGCACATACTGATAGCCAGCAATTTTTTCCTGTAAGGATTTAATCTTACTTTTCTGCTCGTCAATTAACCTGTTTTGCTCCTTCAGTGCCTGTCGCGTCTTTTCCTCATTATCTGACGCTTCAGGAAGCGACATTGCCGACGTTTTCTGGCGAATTTCGTCGATTGTTGCGGCATACTGTCGTGCAGATTCTCTGGCCTGCTCCTGATTCTGATACATCGTGTACCAGGCCGCAGCCCCCAGCATGACGAGTCCCGGCACACCACCAACCAGCCCCAGCGCGCCACTTAATAAACGACTCCCCACTGACGTAACATTATTCAGCGTTGTCTGTGCCGCTGTTCTGGCCGCAATATTACGGGTAAGTGACACTTGGGCAGCTGTCAGCTTCGCTTCTGCTGCGGCCTGCCTTTCGGTACCGCGAGCAGCAACAACCGCCTGTTGCGCACGATAAACCGCCGCACGCGCCCTGGCGGTTGCTATCTGTGTCCCCCGAAGTTGCACTTCAGCAAGAGCCACTTCGTTTCTGGCTGCAGTAATTAATCCGGCAGTTGCAGATCCAGCAGACGACGCCATATTGCCAAAATATCGGGCTACCCCGACGGCAACCAGAGCACCAGCAGCGGTTGCCACGGTGTCAATATTGCCTGCAATACCATTCAGCACACCGGAGAGCGTCTTCGTCACTCCGCTTGCCTCGTTCGCACCACCAACCCAGGCCATAAAGGCGTTTTCAACTTTGGTTGCAGAGGATGAAACCGTATCAGGCATTGCTGCATATTCATCACGCAACGCCCCAAGCTGACTAATCAGTGCAGGAACAACCTTATCGGCGGTCAGTTTTCCGTTATCCGCCATGGCCTTCAGATCCTTACGGGCAACCCCCATTCCCGCAGCCAGCGCACGAATAACACGATCGCCGTTCTCATTCACCGAGTTAAACTCTTCACCGCGCAGCACTCCCTGCGCCAGTGCCTGACTGAACTGCGTGATCACCGAACTGGCTTCTGCTGTACTGGCACCGGATAATTTCAGGCCCGTGGAGATCGCCTCGGTGACTTTCAGTACCTCCTCAGAACTGTAACCATACTCCCGCATGGAAGCTGCAGAACGGGCAAAAAGGCTGGCGTTATCAGAAAACGCCGTCCCCGTTCTCTGGCTGATCGCCATTAATTCACGCTGTGATGACTGAAAATCATCACTGGACTGTGAGGCCTGCTTCAGACGGGCATTTACTGAATTCCACTCATCGGCGAGAGAAATAAGATGACCGGTAGCAAAAGCCCCGGCAAATGCCCCCGCCATGTTCAGTGCCGAAGATTTAGCTGTATTTATCTGATCCGTCACTTCTGCCAGTGCACGCCGCATTTCACGGGATGCAGCAGCGGACTGTCGGCCTCCGTTCTGCATGGTACGGTAGTAATCCTGCCCCATACGCGAAGCCCGGGAGATCTCTGACTGGAATGACCGGGAATTTGCCGAGATTTTAATAATCAGTTCACGTAATGTCGCCACACTCATTCTCCGGACGAAAAAAAACCGCCGAAGCGGTTATGTTGACTCACTGAGACACTATTAAAAGCGCGTTTTCCAGTCCAGCAAATGGATCTGATACGCCTTCTGTCTGCTCCTTCTCCCACTGAAGAAGCGCATCATTCAGTGGCACTTTGACCCCCTGCGCACCGTAAACAGCTGAAACAATCTGGGCAGCCCGGATATCAGCCCGTTCGTCCCCCAGCGGGCTGAACCTGTCAAATTCTGCCCACATCATGATTTCTGATGCGGACATTTCCCGGCGTAACTCTGACAATGTGCGCCCCATCCTGAGCGCCAGCATCATCAGAAAACGCATCCCCGGAAGCGCTACTTTTTTTTAACCTCGCCGGCATCACTGATTAGTTCCAGAGACTGCCGAAGAAGCCGCGCATGCACCGGGCCATACACGGCAATCACCTGTTCACGATCATCCTCTGAAAATACAGGTTGCAGTCCGGTATCACACAGAACATCGATGAACAGTTCAACATCCGCTTCCAGATTTCGGCGGGCGCGCTCCGCAACGGATAACGGTGTCTCATCATCTTTTGCTTTAACGATCTCCTGCCAGCGCAACCAGGCTTCTGCAGAAGGTTCCCGTAATACAACCGTTGCCCCTTCCCATTCAGGCACATCAACAGTTTTATGGCGAAACCCCGACATCGTTGCCAGTGCCAGATTACGGATATTTTTAGTCATCACATCTATCCTCATTAACTGACGGTAACAGTGCAGGAAGTAGAGGTCACTTTGTTAACCGGGCTTGCTGAATCAGAAATCTCGCAGGTATAT